GGGCAAAAGCACTTGCAGAACAGAAAGCGGAAGAGACTAATCAAGGTAAAAAACTTGGATATCTCAAAAATTTAAAAGAAACTTGTCAAGATCAAGTTATGGAGGCAAATGTTTCGGAGGATTTGAAGAAATCTCTTGATGATGTTCTTGGTAATGTGGGCTTGAGTTGGAATAACAAAATTAGAGCTCTACCAAAAACACAACAAAATTGATGACGCAATCAGTATCATGGGCGACTTGATCGTCGCCTATTGATTTATTCAAAAACTTGACTAATATTCTCTCATGAAAAAACGAGAGAGTTTATTGTGGGCAAAGATAAGAAAACTTAAGTTAATAGGTCAAATTTTTCGCATAGAAAGCAATACAATTAATGGAATTCCTGATGTTTATTATATCTGTGAGGGCAAGTCTATTTGGGTAGAGTTAAAGTCAAATGAAGTCAAGAATTTAGGTCTTTCAAAATATCAAATTAACTGGCATATTGATCATCAAATACATGGGGGGAAGTCTTTTATCTTGCAAGAGACCCTCTCGCAAGGTCTCTTAAAACTTTTCAGGGTGCGTGAGACGCGACGCGTGGAACTGTTGGCAGAGGGGGAAGTCTCAAGTGCCACGCTTCTTCTACTTTTTGATCGTATGCTATGGGAAAATAAATCAAAATCCTAAAAATCACTATGCAAGATTTTAAAAATCGCTATGCGATTTTTAAACGTTGCTATGCGATTGTTAAACGTTGCTATGTGCGTGTAGCGCGGGGCGTGGCCATTGCAAGCTGTTGGTTATTTTCAAAGCTTATAAAAAAAGATTTGACAGCCCATCAGATCCCATGCTATACAGTTACCGCAGCGCCAGCACTCAACCCCCTAGGGTTCGACTCTTGGCCCTGTAATTTGGTTCGGTCCAATAAGTGGAAAGCGTACGAGGGTGCACAATCGGCGTCTTACTGGACCGGGCCGTAACACAAACAAAAGGAAAAAAATGAAATATAAAGATCTAAAAAAAGGCGATAAGATCCTAACAAAGCAGCTTGGTACTCCAGTATCAGGGAACCTGTTAGAATCAGTAAAGCAAGGCCGGGGCTTAAAAAAAATAGTACTAATATATACTAATGCTCAAGAGATCGGCCTATACGGTGAGACCGGCAGCATATATGCCAGGGACATTCTAAGAGTAAAAAGAGACGGTAACTGGTTGGATGTAACTCATGCCCCTTCTTAATTATTATAGTCAGACTAAGATGGCTAAGGGTGAACGATTCGGCTATAAAACGGCCATCCTTCACCTGGCGCCGTATAAGCTTAGCGGGAAAAATGTTTGTCCAAAAGCATCCGCGGCTTGCGCGGCAGCTTGTTTGAATACTTCAGGACGTGGACAAATGAATTCGGTCCAGGATGCGCGAATCAATAAAACGAATGCATTCTGGAAGGACCGTTTAAAATTTTTAAAAGATCTAGATGTAGAGATTAAGCAATTAAGCAAGCGGGCGGATCAAGCTGGTTTTAAATTCGCTGTTAGATTAAATGGGACTTCAGATCTCCCATGGCATCGTTACACAGTCAACGGTCAGAATTTAATGCAGCTGAATCCTGATGTCCAATTTTATGACTATACAAAAGTTTTTAATTATTTGGATCATGGTATTAAAAACTACTATGTCGTTTATTCTCACAGTGGTGAGAATCATCGCGAATGCATGCAGGCGTTACGTAAGGGGATAAACGTTGCCTATGTGTTTAAAGACAAACTTCCTAAAAAATTCAAAGGGCGTAAAGTTATTGATGGCGATAAGCACGACTTAAGATTCAAAGAAAAACAGTCAGGCGCGGTCATTGGATTAAGAGCAAAAGGACTTGCAAAAAAGCAAGATAGTGATTTTGTTGGATAAGCTTATAGCGCATGTAATTTTATTTTTAATGTATAGACCTATTGTCTCTATAGCCATAATTTTTATTATTCATTTTATAATTAAGGCAATTTAGAGGGGTGTTCATAATGGGTTTATCAACAAACAAAACAGCAACATAGCAGGGTTATACAGCGAAAACCCAAAATGGTCAGTTTATAACTTGCATATCCTATTAAATCCCATTATATTAAACTCATGTTTAATATTCATAAAACACAAACAAAGGAGGTCAAATGAATAACAAACATAAACTAATCAAACAGTTGTCAAAAATGACTGTTAATGAAATGGCTTTTAAACTTGCGGAGCATAAACAAGTATTAAAAGACTTTAAAGAAAAAAGCGACTTACTTCAGGAGCAATTACTTATTGCTGTTGGTTGCGTAAAGATTAAAGACGATAAAAAAGTCTTTATTAAACCATTGGCGAAGTCGTTCAGTTGGAAAGGTGTCAAGACGTGGCTAGAGGTTGTCAACAATAAAAAAGTTATTTTTGACAGTAAAGCCTTTAAAAATGCTCACGCTGATCTTTACGCTAAGTTTAAAAATAAACCTGTTGACGCAATAACAGTTAAGGCAAAGCGTGAAGAAGAATAAACTAAAAGACCTTAACCCCTCTAAAAGAGGGGTTAAGACTATCAAGGGTATAAACCCATTTAAACTTGATACGTACAGGATCGCGCAAGATAACGCTAATATCCAGCGCGTTGACGCGCAAGTAAAAAAATACTTTAAGAAAAAATAATAAACACGCGGGGGCTAACGCCCCCGCTACTTAATAGGGGTCTCAAAAAACTTCTGTTTTTTGCTTTTTTGTCAAAATTTTTTTTTGACAAAAGATTTACATGTTACTAAGACTTTGACTAAATCTTGCAACTCAAATACATGTAGTGTAGTGTGAAACAAAATGGGGACCCGATAGGATATAAAATCTCATGTCTGACACAAATTTATTAACAACAGATCAATTACGATTGAAGGTAGAAAGAACCTGGATAGAACATATTAAACTATGTCAGGACAACTTCTTATATTTTGTAAAGAATGTTTGGCCTGAGTTTATTTGTAGAACAGATAAGGACCCAAATAGGTGGGGCCACCATCAGCATATAGCACATGAATTCACATCAATAGCACAAAATAAAAAAGGCAGATTAATTGTTAATATGCCTCCGAGACATACCAAATCTGAATTTGCATCGGTATATTTTCCAGCTTGGATGATTGGTAAAAACCCTAAAATGAAATTGATGCAGGTATCACACAACGCAGAGCTATCAGCAAGGTTTGGTGCAAAGGTAAGAAATTTAATTGATAGTGCAGAGTTTAAAGAAATTTTTGGAGATGTTAAACTAAGAGAAGATTCAAAAGCAAAAGGACGTTGGGAGACCAATCAAGGTGGAGAATATTATGCAGCGGGGGTAGGCGGTTCTATCACAGGACGAGGGGCGGATCTTTTGATTATTGATGACCCACACACGGAACAAGATTCTTTATCTGATTCTGCGATGGAGAGAACTTTTGATTGGTATCTCTCTGGACCAAGACAACGTTTACAACCTGGAGGCTCAATCGTACTCGTAATGACGAGGTGGGCACAAGATGATTTAACAGGTCGATTAATAAAATCAGAGTCTGAACCTAAAGCAGACAAATGGCAAAAAATTTCTTTTCCTGCAATTTTACCAAGTGGTAATCCAGTTTGGCCAGAGTATTGGAACATAGAAGAGTTAGAAAAAGTTAAAGCTTCTTTATCAGTTAGAAATTGGTCAGCACAATACATGCAAGAACCTTCTTCAGAAGAAGGAGCGATCATAAAAAGAGATTGGTGGGTTCCATGGCCATATGATATGCCAATATTAAAACATGTAATACAATCTTATGATACTGCTTTTTCAAAAAAAGAAACAGCAGATTATTCAGCGATTACAACTTGGGGAATATTTAAACCTGACGATGGGGCTGCGGATGCAATTATGTTGATAGATGCAATTCGAGGTAGATTTGATTTTCCAGAATTAAAAGCTGTAGCTCTAGATCAATATAAATATTGGCAACCTGAAACTACAATCATAGAAGCAAAAGCTTCAGGGCAACCGTTACTACAAGAATTTAGAAGAATGGGTATTCCAGTCATGGATTTTACACCCGGACGGGGAAAAGACAAACACTCACGGGTCAACGCTGTTGCGCCTATTTTTGAGTCCGGACAAGTTTATTACCCAAAAGATGAAAAATTTGCGCAAGAAGTTATCGAAGAATGTGCAGCATTTCCACACGGAGAGCATGATGATTATGTTGATAGTACCACGCAGGCTATGTTAAGATACCGGCAAGGATATTTTGTTTCAACTTATTCAGACGAAGACGAGGTAACAAAATATAAAAATAGAAAATACGTATACTATTAGGAGAACATATGAATAAAAAAACAAAGCGTAAGCTAAAAAGAATCGCTGCTTTGGGTTTACTTGGCATGGGTGCAAAAATGGGCATGAGTAAAATGGCTGCAAATAAAGCTATGAAGAAAAGTGTAGCAGAAGCAAAACCAATGCTTGCAACTAAAATGAATGAACAGCGAGTCCCTGCTTTTATAAAAAAAAGAGGAATACCAGGCGGTAATCCATTGAGACCTAGAGGAGATATAACAGGACAAACTTTTGGTATTGATGCTTTTGGACCTGGTATGGGTGCAAAAAAAGGTAAGATGATCAAAGCCAGAGGCGGAAGATTAGCTAGAGTTAAACCAACAAAAATGATGTAATGGCTGAAGTTGAAAAAATTAAAGAGGACTTGGAAGTAGAAACTCCGGGCGAAGAAGTTAATATTGAACTTGAGGAAGAAACTCCTGAGTTAGAAAAAATTCGTGACCGAGCAGAAATTATAGATGAGTTTTATGAAAACGTCGCTTTAAAATTATCAGACGAAGTTTTACAGAGAATATCAAGTTCTCTAGTTCAAGAGTATAAAAGAGATAAAGTATCCAGAAAAGATTGGGAAACTGGATACACAAAAGGTTTAGATCTTTTAGGATTTAAATACACCGAGATGACTAGACCTTTTAAAGGTTCAGCTTCTGTTACTCATCCCTTGTTAGCAGAGGCTGTAACACAATTTCAAGCACAAGCTTATAAAGAATTAATTCCATCAGATGGTCCAGTAAGAGCACAAGTTGTTGGTGCACAAAGTGATGACAAAATTAATCAAGCAACAAGAGTACAAGAATTTTTTAATTACATGTTATTAGAAAAAATGGAGGAGTATACTCCAGACATGGATCAAATGTTATTCTATTTACCATTAGCAGGATCTGCATTTAAAAAAATTTATTTTGATGAAATCATGCAAAGAGCTGTTGCAAAATTTGTTCCTGCGGAAGACTTAGTTGTTCCATATTATGCAACAGATTTATTAGAATGTGAAAGAATTACTCACGTTGTTAGGATGAGTGAGAACGATATTATTAAACAACAGAAGTCTGGTTTCTACAGAGACGTAGAATTGAAACCTGTACAAACAGGTATGACGGATATTGAAAAAAAATATCAAGAATTAGAGGGAGTAACACCATCAGGTGATAAACAATATGGTTTTAATATTTTAGAAATGCATGTTGATTTAAACATAGACGAGTTTGTACAAGAAAATCCTGAGAAAGATATAAAAATTCCATACATAGTAACAATAGATGAGGGCTCAGGAGAAATTTTATCTATATATAGAAACTACGATATCGATGATGAAACAAAAAAACGTAAAGAATATTTTGTTCACTACAAATTTTTACCAGGATTAGGTTTTTATGGCTTTGGTTTAATTCATATGATCGGTGGATTATCAAGAACTGCTACACAAGCTTTGAGACAGTTGCTTGATGCGGGGACTTTGAGCAATTTACCAGCAGGGTTCAAGAGCCGTGGTATCAGAATCAGAGATGATGACCAACCATTTCAGCCCGGTGAGTTTAGAGACGTTGATGCACCTGGCGGAAATATAAAAGATCAGTTTCAAATTCTACCTTTCAAAGAACCAAGTGGCACGTTATACCAACTTTTAGGGTTCGTTGTGCAAGCTGGTCAGAGGTTCGCGGCTATTACGGACATGTCTATAGGTAATGATGCCCAAAATCGTGCAGTAGGCAGTACGATTGCACTCTTGGAACGCGGCTCACGGGTCATGTCTGCTATTCACAAGCGTTGTTACTACGCGATGCGTAAAGAATTTAGACTTTTAGGTAAAATTTTTTCAGTTTATCTACCACCAGTCTACCCATATTCAGTTTATGGTGCAGATCGAATGATCAAAGTGCAAGATTTTGATGAAAGAGTCGACGTAATACCGGTTGCAGACCCAAATATTTACTCAATGGCGCAAAGAGTTACGCTTGCTAATGAAAATTTAAAGATTGCAACGTCAAATCCAGGATTACACAACATTAGAGAGGCATATAGAAGAGTTTATGAGGCTTTAGGTACAAAAGACATTGATAGTTTACTAAGACCAGACGAAGTTCCTGTACCAAAAGACCCTGCAATAGAAAATTTAGAGTCAATGCAGATGAAAATTCCACAAGCTTTCCCACAACAGGATCACGATGCACATATCA